ATATCCTTCCGCATCCCGGCAAACTCATCGGATAGGTCAAGGTTTCCTTCGGCGCGGTTGATCTCCTCCATGGTATCCACCATCCGCCCCATGACGCCGATACTGTTTTCAATGATGGCGGTGAAGCGGTCCTGCAGCTTCATTGCCGTCGTAATGGTAGCCACCTCACATCACCTCCTTGCCCGCCGGGCGCTCAGTCTCCTGAGCCGTCCCTTCTCTCTGTTCTTCTGCTTTACCCCTTCATCGATCAGAGCAAAGATGGCGGCCTGCTCCGCGCGGGGTAGGTTCATCCATTCGGACGGGAAGCGGTGCAGCGTATGCAGGATATAGTATGCATAGTTTGTTTCCGCATCTCCGTCCTTCAGGAGTTTTTTACCTCTTCCCGGTCCTCGTCAAACTGCTCCAGTTCGTAGCCGCATACCAGCTGTACCTGCTGCTGCAGTGCGGTCATCTCGGCGGGGAGGACCAGCATTGCCTGAAGCAGCGCTTCCGCGCCGATCACGCCATAATCCTTTTGCAGTTCCGCATCAGCGAGATCCGGGAATACGACCGCTGCGGCACAAAGCCGCAGCGTATAAAGTGAGGAATTGAAATCTGAGACCATCCGGCCCTTAAAGAGCTTTTTGGAAATGCAGCTTTCCCGGATTTTGGCATTTTCCGGCTCCGGAACCGGACGGAGCTCCCACGCGATGGCGTTTCCTTCCTCATCAAGGAAACGCCTGCTGATCACTGTTTTGATGTGCTTAGGCTGGATCGCGGCCTCCCGAAAGAATCCTTTCAAAGACATATAAACTCCTCCTTACTGTGCATCTTTGTACTTTTCGAGCAATTCCACCCCATCAAAGGTGAAGGGTAGCTCCTGCTCAAGGAAGCCGTCCTCGCTGGAGAACTGTGCAAAAACGATCTCGTCAAAATTGCAGCCGGTGATCTGCTTGACCTCCCGGCCGAAGCGCGGGTCCTCATTGACCACCTGCATCTCAAAATAGACGTCCTCTCCGCCGTTGACGTAGTCGAGGAACATCTCCTTGAAGGCACTGGTGATTTCATAAATCTTCAGAGTACCGGAACCGCCCCAGGAGGTGGCCTTGTGGCCCACCGCCCGGCGTCCGGACACCCGGACCTCGTTCTTGTTTTTGGTGATTTTCGCCTCAATGCTTTTCGCATAAAAAAGCACGATGTTCTGCCTGCCTACCGTCAGGAAAGCGGTGCCGCTTTCGGATGCGATGGGATCGTTCTGTTTCCACGCCCTGGGGGCGGGTGCGCTGTAATCTGCCATTGGTTATCCTCCTTTCCGCTAACCCTCTACAGTGACCGAGGTGTAGAATGTTTCCACGACGTCCACCGGCTGTACCGCAAGATTTACGACCGCCGAATCAATCAGGTCACCCTTGAGCACCTCAACGCTCTCAGGTACCACGTTTTGCAGAGCCGCCAGGCCCTCCAGCTCGCGCAGGCGCGCGAGAATCGCAGCCTTGAGCTTGGAGCGTCCATTCTCATTGTTGGGTTCCTTACCTTGATAGTAGCGTCCGGCAATCCGGATGACGTCCCGGTTGAGGGTATACAGGGTGCGGATGACCTTGTTCTTCGAGAGGGCGTAGGTCTTGCCCGCCCCAAAAACGGTAAGGGTATTGATATCCTTCTCGATCGTCACTGTGTTGTTGCCGGCTGTTGGCGGCAGAAATACGAGCTGTCCGCTCTTGGATAGAGTATCCCGCTGGCTGCGGGTGTAGCGGGTATCGACGTCGACCGCCCCGATGTAGGCGGCATTGGTCAGACTGCCTGAGAGGGCGCAGGCCGCGGTGGCGCCCGCGATATAGGCGCAGGCTGCCGCCTTGTCCACATGGGTCCCGTCCTCGAGGTAGACTCCGTTTTTGACGCTGATGACCGCCTCGAAGTCCACGCCGGAGGCATCCGGGACCACCACCTGCGGATAGACGCCGTCCTCGGTGATCATCCGCCTGGCCCAGGCGGTATAGAGGGTCTTCACCGCCGAATCGTCGAAGGGACAGGCCAGCGCGTCGAACTCCCGGCTTTCGAAGGCGGTGAGGGCGTCGGTATGGTCCGAGTTGGCCACTGTCCCGTCGGTTCCGCCGGTAAGCTTCACTCCGGCAGCCGCCGCCAGCGAACCGCTGCCCGCGGCAAAGGTGACATAATCATTGTCCTGCAGTTCGGATGCCGCCGCAACCGTCTGCCGCTCCACCTCCTCCGCGTCCAGCCAGGTAATCACGTGGAAGCTGCCCTCCGGTTCCACCGCCTCCACAATTGAGACGCTGATCCGGTTGCCGTAAGTCCCGCTGTAGCGGGCGGTGAAAATTCCCACTGTTGCGGTCGCTGCCACGCCTTTGTTCAGGCGATAGATCAGCAGCTTGCTCGCGTTTTTCGCCATCTCCTGAATGAGGAGCGCGTCGCTGCCGTATCTGGCCGCCAGTGCAACCGCTTCCGAGGCGGTCAGCTCGATCACCTTCTGCTCTTCAAGCCAGGGGAAGGTAAAGGGGAGAGCGGCGGTTCCGCGGTCCCCGGCCACTGAGGGGACGGCCCCCTCGCCCCGGTACCGGACATAAACGCCGGGCAGGGACTTGTTCTGTGTACTCCAGTTACCGTAATACATTCCGGCTGCCTCCTTTCAGAAATGCCTTATAGAGCCGCTGAGCGTCGGCTCTGGTATATTGCTTCTCCCGGTCCAGCACGACCGAGAGAACGTCCCGGTCCGTACCTGATGCGGCCCGGATCAGCTCCGCCCCTGAAAAGACGGACGCCTCTTTTTTGTCTGTCATTACTTGACTTCCTCCTTTTTGATGGAGATATCGTTCATCCTCGGGGTATCGTCCACCGGGAAGAAAAGGGCGGAGAAGGCAATGAGGTCCTGCATCTTGCCCTCCTTACCGTCGTCTGTACGGCGGTGGCGGCGCAGCATGAGGTCCACCCCTTCATATGTGACCCGCCGCAGCTCCAGCGCCAGAGTGAAGAAAACGCTGTTTAACTCCCGCCGCACTTCCGGCGTCCCTGTTGCCGGTGCGAGATAGGTAACGTCCAGCGTCCCGGAGGCTTTCCGGCTGCCATGGGGCTGAGGCGAAACCTCCACTCCTCCGGCAAAGCCGATCAGGAAGCACCGCTCCGGGACCTTTTCCGGGACCAGTTCCGGGTAAACCGGGACATTGGGGAAAAAACTTCCGAGGCCGACCGAAACGGCGGCGAGAATCCCGTTGAGTCCGTCCATTTATCCGAGGCTCCTTTCGATCTGCTTTGCAATCCGTCCGGCGGCCGCGTCCAGCTCGCGCTGGGCTTGCCACTCCGATTCGGTCATAACGAACGCGCCTTTGACATATGCCTTCTTCAGCCGCAGGGTGACGCCCCATTGTCCTGCGAATTTACCGGATTTCACCTCGCGGGCCGGGTATCCGTATACACTCTCGCCGGGCCGAAGCTCGATGAAGATGATCCGCCCCGGCGTCTGACGGTGGCCAAACTCCCAAAAGGCCGCATACTCAGTCGGATTAAAGACCTCGGCGATAACGCCATCCGGTGTGATGCGGACGCCGCTGCGGTCCCAGCGGTCCCGCAGGGTCGGGGAATCCGGGCTGATTCCCACCGGCGTGCCCTTCTTGCAGCGCGCCAGATGACGATCCGCAGCCCGGTTGAGCTCTGCCTTCATGAGAGGGCGCAGAAGTTCCCGGCTCCGCTTGAGCTTCTCCCGATACTCCTGAAAGGGCTTTGTGTCAATGATCATGCGCGCTCCTCTCCGGACAGCGGGATCTCCGCGTGAGAGACATAGACAAAGGGACGCCCGGCCCGAAGCCGGAAGGTCTGACCAGCCTCCGTCCGGATTTCCAGCAGATCTCCGGCGCGGATATCCGCATCCGGCCCGCAGAAGAGGACATGGCTGCTCGCTGTCATCCCCGCACCGTCCGGCAGAACGTGCTTCCCGCTGCTGCTCTGCGAAAGAGCGCAGGGGAGGCCGGACGCGGCAAGCTCCTCCGAGGGACGCATCTGGTTGGTCTTTTCGTCCCGGACCGTTTTCTGCCGGTAGACGTCTGCCCGGTCGAAGTAGGTGGCGGCGAGGATATCCCGCTCGGTCATCTGGTCCTCACCACCCTGTAGGCGGCAATCCGGCTGTAGATGTCGGCCATCGCCTCGGCGACCGCTCCATCACTGTAATTGATG